ACCAGAAGAAAAAGCATACTATGAAAGTATAATGCAAGGACTAGACCGACAATTAGGTTTAGCTGCAGAAGTACTTGCCTCACCAGAATTTCGTGACCAACAATTCCAAAACCAGTTACAGATTGATGCATTCTTTCGTAATAGTGGGATAAGAGACCAAGTAGATAAACTCATTGAATATAATGCACAAGACAGTCAATCATTCATCGATGAATTTTATCGCATTGGTGCAGGATTAGGATTCAAAGATATTAATCGTCATCTTGCATATACTCCTGCTGATGCAGAAGCATTATATCGTTTAACTGAATATAACTTCACGAAAATCCGAAACTTGAACAATATTCTCCGTGAGGGAATACGAGATGTAATCTTCAATGCAGTAGCATCTGGTGAAGGACATACAACCACAGTCCGCAGATTAATGGAATTACCTTTAGAACCATACACATATACTTACTACCGTGATGGAAGAGAAATCAAAGTTTCCATTCCTGCAAGAACAAGAGCAGAGATGATTGCAAGAACAGAGCAAGCTCGTGCACAGAATACGGGAACATTACAAGCTTATTGTGATTATGGTGTAACTGAAGTGGAAATCATAACCTGTGGAGATAAACTTGTATGTGATATTTGCATGGATTTAGAAGAGAATAATCCTTACAGTATCTATGAAGCTATGAAATTCCTACCAGCACATCCAAATTGCAGATGTGCTTATGGTGCAGTAGCAGAGACAATAACATCGGATATTCCTTTAGATAATCCAGTTATAGTGGACTTAACTACAATGGGAGAATAGAATGCATATGAAGACTAGTAATGAATTCAAATTATACTCACGTTTAACTAATAAATCAGTCAGTCAAATAACTAAGTCAAATGATGATGCTATCGATGATAGTGAGCGTATATTGCTCACTGGAGTAGCATCAACTACCAGTCGAGACTTACAAGATGAGATTGTTTCAAGTGAAGCAATACAATCCATGAAAGAACAAGCATTAAACTTGAACATTCATGGTGATCACTGGTATGGCTTGGAAGATGTTATTGGTGCAATCAAAGATGTGAATGCAGATGATGATATCTTATCCATTAAATTCTTAATCACTAAAAGACATACACCTGCAGTCAAAGACTTATTGGAGACTGGTGTTAATCTTGGATTAAGTATTGGTGGTTATGTAACTGACTATGATAGTAACAATAATATTATCAAAGCAATTGAATTAAGAGAAATCAGTTTAACAGCAATGCCAGCTAACTGGGATACATTCGGTACCGTAACTACAAGTAAAGGTATCACTGAATCCACTTGTTTAACTGGTGCATGTTATAATATCATTAAAAACAATTTTAATGGAGAAAACAATATGACTAAAGAAGAATCTACTAAAGCAGATGAAACTCAAGACACTTCAGTTACTTTAGAAGATGTTAAAAACTTCCTCGATGAATATATGGCAGAGAAAGAATCTGTTATGGTGGAAGAAGTAACTAACAAAGTTGAAGCTAATGTTGAAACTATTGTTGAATCTAAAGTAAACGAGTTACTTGATAAACCAGAAACTGAACCATCCGAAGAGGATGAAACTAAAGCAGAAACCAATGAAGAGGAAGAGGAAGAAAAACCTGAAGAAGAAGAAACTAAAGCAGAGCCTAATATGGAAGAAGTTAAATCCTTAACTAAAGATGATGTATTAGGTGTTGTTCGTGAAGAAGTATCTAAAGCTTTAGGGGATAACTTCGCAGATACAATCGCATCAAAAATGTGGGGTAATATGGACAAGGAAAGGTCTAATTCAGGAAGCAAATTTGATGCATTTATGAAATCACAATCTACTGATGAATCAGTAGAAGATAATACTCAAACTTCCAAATCAACTTACACAGTAGAAGAAACAGCTAAAGCATTATATCAAAGACAAGGAGCTGCAAATCCAATAATGGCAGCTGCATTCAAAAACATGAAATAAAATTAAAAGGAGCTGATTATACATGGCAGACATTAACATTGAAGAAATCGTCTCTAAAGTAGCACAACAAGGTGCTGAGATTGATGAATTAAGAAAAACTTACCAACAAGTATCTAATTATCCAAACGCAATGCAAATCGAATACTCAGATGTTTTAAAAACTAAAACTTTCGAAAAAGCACCCTTCTTAAGATTCCTCGAATCTAAAGGACAAGTATTCGATGGTAAAGCAGCATTAGCAGGTTACTTCAAAGAAACTCCTGGTGTAAATGATGTTGCATTCATTGATGAATTAGATGATATTCCAGCAGCAACTGCTGAATCCATTAGTGAAGTAACTGACAAAATGAAAACTATTGTTGCACCAATTGAAGTATCAATGATGGCTGAAATGGGTAACTGGACTCTTGACTTATTAGCAAGATACCAAGAAAAGAAATTCATTGAAGTTAATAATAAAACTGATTTAGCTTTACTTGAAGGTGCAGGAACCTCCCAAGCTAAAGACTTCAAAGGAATTACTTCCACAATCACCACTCACACTGATGACTTATCTGATGCACCTATTACCGAAAGCGACATTGATGATATGTTAGAAGCTATCCACAATGATGGTGGTAACCCTGATGTTATCGTATGTTCCTACGGTGTAGCTAAACAATTAAAAGCAATTGCTGCACCATACAGAAGATACAATGATAAAATCGACATAGGATTAGGACACAGAGTAACCTCCTATGAATCCATGTTCGGAACTGATATTCCTATTCTTGTTGATGGAAACTTCGACACAACCAATGGTGACACATTAGCAATCATTGATTCTTCATCCATTGAAGTAAGAAGATTAATGCCACCAACCTTAATCACTGACCTTCCAACTCAGAAATTAGCTTACAGAAATGTTATTGCAGCATTCTTAACTGCACAGAACATTGGAGAATTCCACTGTGGTTTAATCACTGGAGTTGGTAATACTCCCAGCAACGGATGATGAGGGTGAGGACGACCCTGTAACTACAACCTATGATTTAAGTTTCACAGTCAATGATGGAACAGATCCAATTAAAGGTGCTACTGTAACCATCGGTGAAGTCACTGGTACCACTGGTGATGTGGGTGGCTGTACACTTAAAGGTATTGAGGAAGGTTCACAATCTGTAACAGTTGAAGCAACTGGTTATGTATCTAAAACAGAAACCATTACTGTTGATGGTGACCACACTAGTTTCACTGTTACTTTAACAGAAGAATAATGAATATAATTTAAGGAGTTGTTTATTTTAATGGCTTTAATTACTGTTGATGAATTAAAAACCGAATTGGATAATCAAGGTGTTGATTATTCTGCTTATGAGGAGCAATTAGAACAACTCCTCAATTCCACCATTACGAAATTGCAAGGTTTAACTGGATTAAGCATTAATCCTATTATAAGAGAATTTTTAATCTATGATTATGAAGGTAAGATGCTGCAATTTGATTTTTATCCAGTTCAATGTGTTAATCAATTATGCATCAATGAAAAAATCGTTGATGAGGATAAGTATGTTTTGGATGAGGGTCTTGGAGTATTATATTTCAAAACTTTAATGAATGGTGTTCTGAAATGTAAGTATACTACTTATGTTCCTGAGGAAATTATCACTTCAATTATTAATCCATTATTGGTTGATATGTTAAGTCATGATATCAATAAAGGATTTAACTGGGAAGGTGAATATTCCACAGTCAAGGAAGGTGATGTGTCAGTTTCCTATGACACAAGTACTGGATTATATAATAGTATACAGGATAGGATTAATAATTTAAAGTTCATGTATAGTGGAAGAGCAAAACTCTTATAGGATGTGGTAGTTTATGGTATTTTTCCCAAATGAAACAATCCACTTCTACGATATACAAGACACTGAAACTTTAGACTTATACGGGAACCCACGAAAAGGATACCAGCATATCCTATCAGCTGAAGTGGATTTCCAACCAATGACACCAAAAGACACATTAAAAGAGTACGGTGAAATACTCGAAGACACTTATAAAATATACACTGATATTAACCTTGAAATAACACCTACAATGATACTCGTTTTAGATTCAGATAAATCACAATACAAGATTACTGGAACACCAATAACAAACAATCACATACTAGAAACGTATCATAAAAAAATAATCGTCCAAAAACTACGAAAACTAGTAACTGTCCCAGAAATCCCCGAAGAAGATAATGTTGATGATGGGGAAGTGGAACCATGACCCTAACAGTCGACATTGACTTCACCTCTAGTTACCGAAAGAAAACAAATCCTGCAGTTGTTGAAAAAGCAATGCAGAATACAATACGGAAAACTACATTAAAAGCAGATAATCAATGTAAACGAGAGGCACCAGATCGTACGGGTAAACTACGAAGAAGCCATAGTCCACAGTTCTTAGCAGATGAAGGACAAGTACGGAATAGTGCAGGATATGCAGTTTATGTTGTACATGGAACACGTAGACAAAAATCAAATAATTATCCTAAACGAGTAATGAACAGAATATCCTCTGAACAATTCGCTAGTAAAACATTCAGACAAGAATTACGAAGACAAGGAGTGACAGGATGAAAAAACCAATATATGCAATACTACGAGTACTGCAAGGAAACATCAAAATCAATGATAATGATGTAAGATTAATCCAAGCACCTCCTGAAACAGATAATACCCCATGCATCACAATCGATGATAGTGGTGGGACAAGAATGCTAGGGAAATGGTTCACCAATAAAGATTTACCATTACTCCAAGGACATCCACAGTATGATCCACAAGACCCAGGAAAATTATATAGTCAACAAGTCATTGTTGAAAAAAGAGGAATTGAACTGGACTTGAATATCTGGTGTAATACTGAAGATGAAAGAGAATCTATTATTAATCAGATTCATTACTTGTTCTATTTAGCCCAATCAGACCATTATAGTTACTGTATTAATTATGATAAAGAAACGGGTAACTGTAAAACTTTAGAGGATACTTGTCCAAGTTTAACTAGTTTGGAGGATATGCGTGGTGTTAAACAACAATGCATTAATCCAAGTGAATATGGGTATCAGAATATCTTCACTACTTATGATATTGTACGGGCTAGTTTTGATGTTGAACCAGCATATCCATTAGATGATTTGAACACTGAAACAATGACTTTACGAAGTGTTATCCGTGTATCATGTGACTACTACGATTATCATCGTATCGGTGGAAAAATAAGTGAAACAATATCCTATCAAGGAGACTAATAAGGATGACTAAAAAGAAAACTGCAAAAACGGATGAACCTAAAAAAACATTACTTGAATTAGTTTTAGAAAGTCCTATCCGTTATGCAAGTATTATAATGAATTTATCACGTGAAGGATTATTAGGTCAACTAGAAGAAGAAAAAGAAAAACATTCCTATGGTTTACCTATTAAACCTTCAATGACACAATCAGAATTCGATAAAATCATGGAGGAATAAAATTTGACAATTACAAAATTACCTGGAGTATATTTGAATGAAACCGTTGATTATGAAATGGTTGGTGCAGGTAGTAAAATCCCAGTATGGATTGGTAAAACTGGAAACAGTGGCACTGATGATTATAAAGTCGATGGTTCAGTAGCACTTAAATTTACTCAATGGGAAGAAGTTAATAAAGCAACCACTGCAGGTGGAATAGGAGTATACACTGATGATACTACTAATCTTTTATTGAAAACATTAAAAGAATTCTTTGAAGAAGCAGCTATTGAATCCACCGAGGAAATTGGTGTACGATATATTTATGTTATTGATGTTGGTGCAGGAACTACTAAAGCAGTATGGGAGAAAGCATTGGAAACTGCAATGACTTTAATTGATGCTCAAATGTTAGCATTAGTTGGTGCTGATAATATTAGCAATTACAGTATTGTTGATTTAATGGAAGGTGTTAAAGCAGTATTGGATACTGAAACTCAAACATTTAACTTAATGAATGCTATTACTACTAAACAAGGTGCAAGTGATGCTGATTTAATTGCTTTAACTAATGCCGCTACTGGTATACAGAAATCAAGAATATATATTGCAGAACCATTATTATTCGGTAAAACTGTTGCTAGATTATGCTGCACAGAATATTATATTGAACCAGGATTCCACAAATACCGTTCAGTAAAAGAAAATACTTTCATTAAAAGAACTCGTGCAGAAAAATTAGCATTACAAAATGCAGGAATCATCTTCAACCATGATGAAATCGTAAACGATGAAGTATGGTGTAGAATGAACATTGCCACAGCCACAAGTTTCGCTGCAACAAAAAGACCAGCAGACTGTCTATTCCACACAAGAGTAAATGCAGACCATTTACTCCGTGAAGTATTAACTGCATTATATCCACAAATCAAAGCAAACGAAACACAATCAAGTCTCGTTAAACTACAAGTTAAAGTAGATGCAGTAGTAGATGCAGCAATAGACAATGGAACAATGATAAGATACAATTCCAATACTGGTGAAGGAACAAGATTAACAATAACTGAATCCGATTATAATCCATATGATTTAATCGTAACTGGAACAATACAACCAATAAACAGTACAGGTGCAATCGATGTCCGTGAAACTATCAACACTGCAGTATTACATGCAAGCGACTAAGGAGGAATATTAGAATGGCAGAAACAGTAAGATACAATCTAGCACAAATGATGTTCAATGACTTAGAAATAGTAGCAGATAGTTTTAAAACCACCATCAAAATGGATGCTGAAGAATTAACAGCTACAAACAGTAGCAACCCATATGATGTGCAATATGGTAAAGAATCCCTTGAATGGGAAGCATCCGATATTGACCCTGCTTTACGTAAAGATGTTCAAGCAATATATGACCAACAGAAAATAGATCCATCAAGTAAAGGTACTATTGCAACTTATGATTTCAATGAGTTAACTGGTGACCTTGTTCCTGATGATATATTCTATGGAGCATATATTACTGAAATCAGTAAAGAAAATGGTAACCAACCTTTCAGTGTTAAAGGTGGGGCTTTAAAACGTAAAATCTAAAATTTTTTTCTTTTTTCATTATTTCACCAAAAAATAAATAAGAATATGCGATTTTGAGGAGAATTGGAAATTCCTAAAAATAATATAAAAATAATTTTTTTTAAGTTTTTTCAATTCTCCTCTATTTTTTTTAAACCAAAATATGTATGGAGTGCATTTTATATGAGTAAAAAACAAAACAAGGCTAAAGCAAAAAGACAAGCGGAAAGAGATGGTAATACTGAAAGAATGGAAAGACACTTACTTAAAACAAGATTCCCATTAGAATGTGAAAGCATACCACTCGAAGCATTAACATTAGAAGAACAAGATGTAGTTAATAAATGTATTAATCATGAATACATTGATGATGATGAATTCACATTACTCAAAGCAACATTAGCCAAATACAGACCTGCTATTGAAAAATATCAACCTACAGAAACCATTGATGCATTTGAAAAAACACAGAAAACAATCACAACAGAAGAAGAATGGTTAAACCTATTAGATAATACAGATAACACACTAAAAGTCAATGTTCCATTGAAAGGAAAATGGTACGAAATGGAATTCGAAATATTACCATTAGATGATAGTAGAATAGTTCAAACACTACAAACACATGTGGATTTATTCAAAGATTACAGTCCATCAGAAATACAATTATATAGTAAAGCACAACAAGGCCAAACAATAACACCAGAGGAAGCAGCGATTGTAAGTAAAATGAATAAAGATTTAGAAAGCAGAGCAAGTGAAGACCGTATAAAATATATTAACGACTTCCTCACATCACAATTACGATTACCCAATTCAACACAAGACACTAGGAAAAGAAAACTATTCTGGGAAAAATTCCCATTCCTAGTGAAATCAGCAATAATGATAAAAGTAGAAGATTACCTTGGTTTAACAGAATATTCAAACGAAAAATTATTTCCAGATAGCCAATAGCCTATACGGTGAAGTATACTTCCGTATAAGTAAACATTTAAGTTGCCCACCATCAGAGGTTATAAGGAATAAATTCAATCCAGATATACGATTTCTAATCATCAAATACACTCAACAAATACTAGCAGAAATTGAACAATCAGAGAAAATTAAAGAACAACAAAATCAATAAAAAGAGGGATTAAAGGAAAATGGTTTCAGCAGAAGAAATACTTTTAAGAATCAGAGGACAAGACGATACTGGTTCCGCTTTCAATAGTGTACAATCCCGTGCAGGTGCGATAAAAACTGCAGTAGGTGGAGCAGTAACAGCAATGTCCGCATCAATGTTAGGATATGCAAAATCTGCTGTAGATTCCGCAATGACTGCAGAACAAGAATGGATGAAATTCGGTAATGCAGTTAAAAATACGGGAGGGAACTGGGAAGAACAATCCGACCAGATACGAAAATGGGTTAAAGATTACAGTAACAATATGGGTAGAAGCGTAGCGGATACAAGAGCCGCAATGACAACCTATATGAACATGGGAATGAGCCTACAAGACTCCCAACAAGCAATGCAAGCCACCAGTAACTATGCAGCACAAATGGGAATGAGTCAAGAAGAAGCCGCCGGACAATTACAAAAAGCATTCATGGGTAACGGTCGTGCATTAAAAGCATTAGGTTTAGACATATCCAATTATAAAGATGAAACAACCGGAGCAATCGACAGACAAAAACTCTTAAACGATGTACTCCAACGTACCGGTGGAGCTGCAGATAAATATGCTGAATCATCAACAGCAAAATTCCAACGATTAAACAATGTACTCGCCAGTTTAAAAACAGACTTCGGTGCAGCATTAATGGATGCAATAACACCATTAATACCCGTAGTACAATCATTCTTAAATGTGATTAACGGATTACCAGGTCCAGTTAAAACTGTTGGTTTCGCAGCAATTGCATTAGGTGCAGGAATCGGTTTAATCGCAGGACCATTAACATCAGTTATGGGATTATTAGAAATGATGGGAGTAACATTACCATCATTATCCGCAGTTATGGGACTATTATCCACAGAAACTGGTGTTTTAACTGCAGAGGAAATAGCTTTAGCAGCGGCTCAAGCCGGTTTAACCGCCGAAGAACTTGGTGCGGCTGCAGCACATGCAAGTAATGGTGTGGCAGTAGCGGCAGAAGGAGCAGCAGCAACTGGTGCAAGTACTGGTTTCTGGGCAATGGCCGCCGCTGAACTCGCAGCATTATGGCCAGTGCTA